TGCTGATCAGGTTTGATTTCATTTTGTTCAAATAACTTAAACGCATCTACCATCTCATTTCTACCACCTAATTGGCCTTCTATACGAATACCCATAAAAATAGGCGATGTAACACGATGAGCAACGAATATTTCTTGTTGAATTGTATCGTTTAAGATGTCAAATTGCTTGTCTAATTCGCTTGGCTGTAACGAAATTACATTTGGAGCTTTGTCGCTACCATCTGAGAAGTTAATTATCCATCTACCAGCATTATCTGTGCTACCATGTTTGTTATTAATCCTTCTTACTAATGCTCTTTGTTCTTCATCAGTTGGAATCCCATTATTGAAATTTAAAATACCACCAAAGAAAAAATTATTTTGAAGGTTAGCTCTGTGAAAATTTGCGACTTCAACATCGCTTTCAATATACGGAATAGCTCCAATATAGTCAGGCAAAGGATAGGTAGATAAGTTAGGTCTGTATTCTCTGTAATAAAGAATCTGAACTCCCTCTCTTTTTTCAGCATTGAATGCATCGTACTCGGTTACTTTAGGTCTATAATCTGCCCAATTATCAGAGTAATAAAATGAACTATTATCTACATTTGAACGAATCTTAGCAAAATCCATGTGATAAATTTGAGCTACCTTACCACTTAACTTTGACCATACAACTTGAAGCGCATAGCCTCCGTATAATCTCTTATCTAAAACAGTCTTATTAAATATGTCGCTTAGAGATTCAAATGTATTTGGACGTACTAAAAACGCTTGAGCTTTAATTGCTTGTTCAGTAACCAAACCTTCTTTGATTTTTAATCCACGTCCGTAAGTGTATTTCTGTTTAGCAGTTAAAATAGCGTTATGTTTAGCTGAGCGATTGAATAAATCAACTAAATAAGCTGGATAGTTATTGTCCTCGCCATAGTTTACGTACTCTTTATTTTTGTCCTTTTCAAAAATCGGGACTTGATAAGTACTTACTGGTTCGTTATAAAAAACAAATTTACTTTTACTGTCTGTCATAAGTTATTATTTCAATGTCAGGATTATAGGTAGTTACTGTAAGCTCATTAAATCCGTATATTAGTTTACCTCGTTCCAATAATTGTTCATTAGTATTTGGTTGATCAACATTTTCAAAACGAGTATAAATTGAATATTCATAATTCCCAGTATCTTTCAAATAAACTCTACCATTTTGTAAGTCTTCATCTCCTGAATTTGGTACTAATTCAATAGTAAAATTATCTATTCTTGGATAGTAAGTAGTTAAATTAACTATATAAACCCATTTAGTCTGTTTTGTAACTTGCGAATATATACCGAAATACCCTTCATTTAACTTATCCCAATTTTGTAAATTTGGAATAGTTAGGTTCTCGCTCGCAGTTGCAAATATATTATTAACTCCTAATTCAAGATGAATCATATATCTATATATTAAAATCTCAAAAAGTTATAAAATAGAAAAGGCAACCATTTCTGATTGCCCATTTCTACCTATGAAAAAACTCTACTTGAAACTTTTAAAGTTTAGTGAATGCTGAAGTTGAAGTTAAGATTTGAGCTGGTTGAGCTTCCATACCAGTTAAAGTGATTTGAGTTCCGTTAAAATCTCCCATTGCTGCTCCGCTTGTATGTGAACCAGCAGAAACTTCTAATCCGTTAACTTGACCCAACAACCAAAATGTACCATCTTTTTTCTCAATGATAGTTAGCACTCTTGCTTGAGCTAAAGTGTACCATCTGTTTCTATCAGCTTGGCTCATCTTAGCGAAGTTTGCTACTACTGTTTGTGTGTAGAAAACATTTCCGTTTGCTGGTGTTGCTGTGATTTCTTCTGTGAATGAGTCTGCTGCTTGTGGCATTAACTCATACTTGTAGAAACTTACTCCACTTACGTTTGAGATACCTGAAGCAGTTGTACTTGTTATAGTAGCTGCACTTGGTAATCCGTTTGCGAAGTAGATATTTTTTAAACCTCCTACTGCGTCTTTACAATCTAATGTATAACCTGCTGTTACTGCACATGCCATATTTTTTTCTCCTTTTATTTTTTATAAAAAGAGGGTAAGGCTTGACTTTTCAAACCCCACCCCCTCTTAGTTAATTAATTAAGAACCTACGAAGTAAACTACTTCAGCTGGGAATGCGATTTGAACACCAGCTTTGAATTCAGCTACATAGCGAACTTCCATAGCTTCTTGCGCCCAGAACAATTCAAACTTAGACTCTTCGCCTAACACATCACAACCGAAGAACATATTACTTGTTCTCAAAGCATAGATTTTGCCAGTACCGTTCAATCCATTTACACCGATTACCTTGATGTTAGTACCCGGAATAACGATTTCAAAGTTGCTGTTTGATGCATCTGTGTTGTAGTGGAAAAGGTTAGCATTAGTTAAAGCTAATTGATAAGTTCTGAATGTATCAATACCGCAGAAAATCATTGTATCATTCTTATCAAGTAAAGCAGCAGGAATCGCTCTGAACATACCTTGCATTATTGCATTTACGTTTGAAACTGTGATGCCTCCTGATGCAGAGTAAGGAGCTCCACTCATAAAACCTGAAGCGTTAGCAGCAATTGCACTACCTGAAACAGCAGTAATGATTTTTACTAAACCATCAAATTGAGCTAAAGCATTGTTTCCTGAAGTTGTGTCACCTTGCCAAAAAGCTGTTTCCAAATTCTGAGCAATCAAACCAGCTTTTAAGTCTGTGAATTGTTGTTCAAAAGGAATGCTCTTAGGATTTGAACCATTAGGCAATACTAACTGAAGATACTTTGTTTCTAAAGTTTTCGGACACAAAGCCTCATGAACTCTGATAGGCGAAACTGTCATTGTTCTGTTTGTGAAAGTTGTTGTGCCTGAAGCAGAGAATCCGCATGAAGTACCTGATTGAAATACTGCGTCAGTATCCATAACGTTTACTTGCATTGCTGATTTTACATTTGGCATCTTAGTTGCCAAACTGATTGATTTTGCTGAGAATAAAGACTTAGTCAATAATTCTCTTTCGTTAGCTTTTGTATATGAAGCTAACCCTGTAACATTAAATGCCATTTTATTATTTGTTTAATATGTTTAAAATTTCGTCTAACTTGTTGTATTCGTTTTGTTTTTCTTGAGCAAAGTTTACGTTAAAAGGTTTAACTTCTACTTTTTCACTTGGTGCATCAGCTAACTTCTCAACGATTTCAACTAACTTAGAAAAAGCCTCTTTTTGTGAACTCATTTTTTGTTCAGCTGAACTCATCATCTCACTCATCTTGGTTTGAAGTTCTGAAATCATCTCTTCGCATTTAACGATTTTAGCCATGCACTCTTCAACCATAGGCTTCAAATCTTCAGCAGGCATTGCAGCAGCTTCTATATTAACTTCAACTGGAGCTTCTTCAGGCATTTGATCAGGAGTTTCAGGCATAACCAAAGCGGTTACTTTTCCGTTTTGAACTGTGATTTTTCTGCCGTCTTGTAACTCGTGTTCTCCGTCTGGTGCTGGGACTTCACCTGATTCACTTACTACCATAACACTTGTACCTTCAGCCAATGGTCCTTCCCATTTAATGATGGTAATTCCATCAGCTAATTTTGCCTCTTCAAAAGTCATTGCTTCTTCTGAAAAGATTTCTTTTAATTTGCTTAATAGCTCTTTTACGTCGCTCATATTATTTGTATATATATTTTGTTTATTCAATTTTAATTTATCAACAAGTGCAATTGCTTGTTCTACATTACTTACTAATTCTACTTTTCTATCTGTGAATAATCCTTCAACTGAAAAACCTTTGAACTTGCCTGACTTTATATAGTCATTCCATATCTCTTCATTGTCTACTTTGCAAGAAATAAACCAGCTACCATCTGGTAAATCTTCAAATCCTTCAGGTGCTTTAATACCTCGCATTGAATCAATAATAAAAGACTCAATTAGATAAACTCCTTCAGCTAACATATTCTTTTTGTGCTGAAGATTAAAGTTGCTGTTGTATTGATTTTTAAAATATCTTTCTACTATTTTTTGAATTGTACTCTTAGTGAAAACCACGTTGTACTCCTCGCCATCTTTACCCCTGCGATAGATTGGTTGGTCAGGAATCATAGCAGGTCCTGAGATTATTTGTTTGTCAGTTGTCTTAAAACTAAAGCCTTTCTTATCCCATTTAGCGTAACAAACTGCTGCTGCCTGCTCTTGGTCCATTCCTCCGTTTACTTCAACTCCGATACAACGACTTACAAACTCGTCTTTACTTTCGCCTGCTTTAGGCTCAACAATAAATTTTTCCCCAATTGTTCCGAGTGCCTTAACTACATCTGCGTTGTTGTCGTAGTGCTTAGAAATTCCTAATTCATTTACCTTCTCTACCTTTGCCTTATTTGAACCAGTAGCAAAAACTTTTGATTCAGGGATGCCTAACTTATTAGTAAGTTCTAACATTCCTTCCTTATTGTTACGAGCTGAGATGACATATAAATCAACTCCTTGCGCAATTAATCTACTCGCTAACTCTTGTCCTCTTGAAGTACTTAAAGTGTCATCGTAGTCAATAGATATTTTTTGACTTGCAAAAGCCACCCAGTCGTATTCAATTGCAGGCGAATCTACCAAAGCAATAAAGTCAACTCCAGTTTCTTCGTCTTCGTTTATAAGTAGTTCGTATAAAGGTAATTTAGCCATATATTTAGATAGTTTATTTTAGATAAGTTTTAACCTATTACCGCCTTCGCCTTGATAGCATCAACTTTCTTTTGAGTGTTTGTTATGTCGGTTTCAGTAACATAGACTTTAGTCTTGCCGGTATTGTTTACATCAATAGGATTAGTGTTGTCAATGCGAGTAAATGAACTTGATGGTCTTGTCATTGGTGGGGCTGAAGGTACAGAACCTCCGCCGCTACTATTCGGTACTTGAACACTTAAAATCTTATTAACTGTTGCTAATCCACTTGCTATTGCTGCGGCTGCGGCTGCTGCTCCTAAAGCTGGTCCTACTACCGGAATACCAGCTAAACTTGCGTAAGCACTCTGAGCGGCCTTATAAGTATCAATAGTAGTAGCTGCAATTGCTAAAGCTTTTCCTTCTGCGGTTGTTTCACCAAGTAAATTTGAAAAAGTTTTTAATGTATTAGATGCTGAGTCTAATGCCTTAACTCGGTTAGCTGCTACCTCTTCATCTATTTTCTTTTGAGCTTCTGCACTTTCTTTATTAATGTCATATTTCTTCTTAGCTAATTCTAATTCAATAGACTCAGTAGCTTGTCCATAATCTTTTGCATTCTGAAGTTTTTGCTCAAGTTCTTGCAGTTCTAAATCTTGCTGAGCTTTTTTTAAATCTTTGTCAGATAAGTTTTTTTCAAGTAAAAGTTTTTGTTGTTGTTTATAAAAGTTCTCAGTTGATTTATTTGTTTCTTCAAATTCTTTATCTGTTCTTTCTTTAGCTGCTTTTTGTGCATCTTCAATTTCTTTTAATGCTGCCTTTTCTGCTGCTACCTTTTGGTTATTAAGGCTTTCAATTGCTTTGTTAACTTTCTTTTTTCTTAATACAGATTCAGCCTCTAATTCATTAACTCTTGCTATGGCTTCTGCCTCTTGTGTTAATGCCTCATCACTTGCAGAAGTGAGTTTATTCCTTTGAGCTATAGCATTTGCTCTTTGTTTTGCTATAACTAATTCTTTTGCTGCTAATGACTCTTCACTTGCTGCTACTTGTTCAAGTGCTTTTATTCTATCCTCAAAACTTGCAGTATCATCATCCATCAATAAACGAGCAGCAGCTAATTGTTTCTGTTGTTTACTTCTTTCAATTCTTAAACTTCTTTCTGCATCCTCAACTCCTTGAAGTAT